TCGCTCCAGAGCCGAGGTCTGACGGTGCCCCGATTTCAGTGTCGAGAAAATTGTCGATAGCATCGACACTGGCTTGCGTCGCCAGTGCCGTCAGCCCAGCTCCAGCCACTCCGATGTCGTCGGTGTCGTCCAGAATCGCCGCCGTATCCACTTTCATTGCGATGATGTCGGCCGCGACGGTCGCACCGGCCGCGCCCGTGACCACAGCACCGTAAATCGTATTGGCGTCCGCTACGGGATCACCAATGGCTTGACCGAATGTGCCCTGCGTCTGATGAGCGGTGGCGTCCAAATCCCACGTTGCCGCCGCATTGACTGCTGCTGTCGGCACCGCCGTCGTGACGGACGTTTTCATGGTCGCGGTAAGGTCGCCATTCGTTGGCGCATTGGTCAGGTTGGTGACGGTGGTAATAACACCGGCGGTGATGTTGGTCGGCGTCGCGAGGTCTTCAATCCCCCGCGCCCGCGTCTGGACGTTCAGCGTCAGGTCGGTCCACTCCGCCCCGGCGGCGTCCGAAAATATGATCGTCAGGTTGTCGGCGTTCGTCTCCGCTTGGCTGAGCGTGATCTTGACCAGTTTGGACGATGCGGGCGTGACGGCCGGAAGCGTTCCGAGATTCGCCAATGCCCCGCCGTCAAGGCTGATCTTCACGTCCCCGGTAGCGAGCGTCGGGTTCGCCTGCCATATACCGGACGGCGTGCGCGGCGCAAGCGAGACGTAGGTGATCCAACCCGCCGCGTTGTTCTTGATCGGATCGGCTTGCTGGGTCATGAGCTACTTTTGAATAACCGTTGCCAGAACCTTGATGAGCGAGCCGAGGACCGTGCGGGCTTGGGCCAGCGTCGTGACGTTGGCGGCAATCCACGTATCGATCTGTGCGGGCGTTGCTGTCTTGAGACGGTTCACAAGATCGATGCGTTCGGTCAGAGCTTCGAATGTTGCGTTCCGTAGTTCTTGCGCGGTCGGATTGGGGGGGCACGTAAGGAGCGAGTGTTCCTCCCGCCGTTACCCACGCAAGATAGACTTGATAGTCCCGGTTGCCAGGATCGGCCGGGATGCTTGCGCCATCGGAAAGACGGATGACGGTATTGCTAGGCTCGCCCGTGAATTGATTGATTGTCGCTTTGTACACGGCTCAAATCTCTGCATCGCCAACTATGAAACCATAGTAGCTGCCGCCCACCGTCAGACCGCTCGTGCTGATATAGCCGGGCGCGTGCTCAGAGATCGTCGCAAGCGAGGCTGCGGCCGTATCAACATCGCCCGATGCGCTCCACGCTCCTGCAGTGCCAATCTTGCTATAGAGCGTGCCTGTGGGTGTGGTTCGCTTGCGTGTTCGCCACGGCGAAAGGTTCGAGATGAACGTGGTCGCACCAGCAATGTAGTAGAGCAGGCCAACATCAGTGTTGGTGCCGGGAGCCGTGGCTAGCTCATAGCTTTTCTCGTAGTATCTCTCGCAAAGACTTAGCTCATTTGGAAACGGACGGAACTCCCGTGTGCTCGCGACCGCGCCGACTTCAAATTGCAGCGCTCCATCGAGCGTCGCGTTCTGCGCCGCCGTGCCTTCGGTCCAGATGACGACGATCAGGTTGTTTGCGCTTGAACCGACCGTCGCGGTGAGCGCCGTCAGATCGGTCAGCGTCGCCGCTGCCGGCGTGATCGATCCGACAGCGAGAATGTTCAGGTTGGCAGCAAGAAAGAAATTGTTGGCGGTATAGGTGCTGCTGGTCCAATCTAGCACCACGTCCGATGTAACCGTATCCTCCGTACTCGTCCACTCGCAGATCGCATAGCGGAGCGCAGCATTGAGCGAGAACTTGATCCGTCCCGACAGCGTGACCGACTTGCCGCGAAGGTGCTTGCAATTCGCGCCCTCGATGATCTGCGCATAGCTCATGCGCTGCGCCACAGCCTGGCTCTGCGTCAGCCGCCACATGCGCGGCGTGCTATCCTCGGCATCGGAAATGGTTGAGACGGCAATTGTCGAGGTCTGCGTCAGTGCATACCAGCGGTCGTGTCCGTAGGTGTCGTCGGCGTTCGTCGCCGGGGCGCGCTGATTGATCCGGCCATCGGGGTTGATGAGAAGGTTTCGCCAGCCTCCGAGGGGCCATGCCCCCGGCGCTGTCTGGAGGGTGCCGGCCAACTTAGGCAAACCGCTTTTTAAGGGCCTCAATCTCGACCACGATGGCATCGCGATCCGCGGTCTTTGCCTTTATCTCGGCGTCAAGCGCGGTCTTTTCCGCCCGGGTCGTTTCCGCCTCGCGCCGAAGAGCGTCCAACGCCTTGCTTGCGGCAGCGTGTTCGCCGCGCATATGGGCATCGGTATCGGCAGCTATGGCCTTGGCCTGCGCCCGCGCGGCTTCGATCACGCCTTCAGCTTCGGTTGCGGCCACGCGCTTCATGGCGGTAATTTCATCGCGGGCACGGGCCAGGGCATCTATGCCGTCCTGACGCCGCGCTTCGGTTTCCGCCAATACGGTGGCGGCACTCGCCGTCAAGGCTTCTACTTGGGATTCGGCGTTCTTGAGTGCAGCGGCATGTTCCACCGCCAAGCCGTCCAATCGTTTACGAGCGTCGCCTTCCTGCCGCGCAAGATCGGCAACTACGGCCTGTTTCTGCGTCGCTAGTTTTTCAAACGAACCGATGGCCTCAAGTTCTTCGTCAAACGCGACCAGCCCGCGTAAAACAGACGCGAGATACTTGATGTTCTTCCTGGCTTCCAAGGCGGTATTCACAGCGAAAGCTCCTCAAAAACAAGAGTCGCATTTAGAGTTATCGAATCCGCCGGAGCCGTAATCCGCACCACCAGACGCTGGTTTGGCATCAGGATGGCCCGCTCCGACTGATCGGGGATGTAGAGCCATTCCGATTGGATGTTCCACGACGTAGCCCGAAGGATAGCGGCCGTGCCGTCCTGAGCGACCGTCGTATCGTTTTTCCTGACTATCGCGGAGGCACTGCGGCCGGTCGGATCGAAATTCAACGGCGTTATCGCCGACCCCCCGGAGCCGACAGTCGTATAGCCGCGCACCACAAGGACGGAGATGATTTCAGCCGCCGCATCGCCAAAGTCGGTATATTGCGACAGCACGACCTCACGGATTTTCACCCGTTTGTTGTCCGGGGCCAGGATTGAAAACACATCCTGTGCCGCCGTTACGGCGGTCGCGCTGATCGTGGCGGAGAAGATGTTTCCGGCCCCGGGATCAACGGACCATGTCGATACAGGGACCATGTTCGGCGCTCCCTGCACCGACATGAGATCGTCAGACGGCGTTCCGGCGGGTGAACCGGACGGGAGATTCACGATCTCGTTGTCGTCGTCGACTATCGAGACGAACGCCGACGCTCTGCGTTTGGTCATGTCACCGATCTCCGATCAGAGCCGTTCAGGCATCGACCTCAGTCCATAAAAATCCGGCAAAGCCGGTTGTCGCCGTCAACGAGCCGTTGGCAATCCAGCCGCCCGGCGGGATAGTCCAAAAGCCCTTTAGGTCAACGATCCCGCCACCACCGGGGCCACCGAAGGCGCCCGCAGTGAAAGCACTACGAAGCGGCATGAGATAGAACGGATTGACGATGGTGCATTCGGTGTCGGCAAGGGCAACACTGCCCGACGTGCCGTTGATGAAGCAGTTCTGGATACCGGGCGACGGCAGGGAAACGGTGTGCGTCACCACGCCCGCCGAGCTATAGCCAGCGATCAGGTGCCACGATGCGGCTGCGACTTCAGCGACCGAAAGGGCGTATTGACCGCCGAGTATGATCAGATTCTTGCCAGAGCCGGCCGGGTTGGAAACACACAACCCGGTGTAGGTCGTGGTCAGCCCGACCGAAGTTGCCTTGGCGGCAACGTTGGCGGCAACGAACAAATCGCCGCGCCGACTGAGTTCGCCATAGTCGCCAAGAATGCTGTGCGTGACAAGTCCGCCTTCCTTGGTACCGCGAAGGGAAATCGTCGAATTGTCGGCAGCCGAAATCGGCCCGACCTTGAGGGTGCCGGTCATTACAAGTCCTTTCGTTTTCGAAGTGAGTTAAGTGGTTACGTCGTCCGCGAACGGACTTTGCGGCCCCGTGCCGCAACTCGTTTGGCAACAACTGAATTCGCTATCCGTAGCGCCCGCGCGTCGTCGCCAGAGCGGTGCAGCACAGCGTTGGCAATCCGCGACCACAGTTCACGGTCGTCCATGGACCGCGCCTTGCGGGTATGTTTGCGCGCGTCTCGCGCTGCCCAAGGAATGTTACTGTCCGCCTGGCCGCTTCGCCGCCGTGCTCGGCTTCGGCCGGTTCTTCGCGGCGATCTGGGCCGTGGCTATTTTCACACCGGCATCGATAACGCCCTTGCGCGCCGAAGTCCGGTCGGCGTTAGCCATCCAATCAAGTTCAGTGAGCCGATCCGACGCTGTACGTTCACGCTGCACAGCCTGATCGCTGGCGATCTTAGCTGTCTTGACTTGCGCGTCCGTGGCTGTCTTCTGAGCGGCCGTCTGGGCATCAGCGGCAATCTTCATCCGGCTCGTTTCGGTCGTGGCCTGCAATTCGTGCATGCGATACGCATGTTCGATGTTCGGGTCGGGTTGCGGCGCCCCGGGCTGCCCGATCTCTGATCCGATCTTGGCCGTCTCGGCTTGCACCTTGGCAGTCTGGGCTTGTTTCAGCATGCCCTCGATCTGCTTCAGGCCCATCTCCAATTCAGCCATGCGCTGCGCCATCTGCGCCTGCGGTCCCTGGCTTGCCTTCTGTGCCGCTTGTTTGACTTCCTCGACAACGCTCTCCGGGAACGGCGAATACTTCATCACCGCCAACTGAATCTCCGGCGGCAAATCCCAGAACCTATCCCCGATCAGCGACCACACCCGCTCCTTTTGATTAGGAGAAGACGGGCCTTCATCGACGATGATGTCGTATTTGACGTTGGCCTTGTCCGCCTTCATCAGCGGGACGTACTTGGCTCCCTCTTCTCCGATAATCCTGATCAGCCTTCCGTCCGACAGGTAGTGCTGAATGTAGTAGAGCAGCACCTTTCCCTGATTGCGATGGTAGCGACGCATCGAACGAAAAAGCTGCGCGAGGATCGTAACCCCTGCCTGACGCCGCTGATATTCGAGTGAGGCCGGCTGGTTAGCCTCGCGCATCCCCATCATTTCAAGGTTGATGCCGGCGACATCCCTCACCGACGAAATCGCAAACTCCATCAACTGATAGAAGCCGGCCGGGAATTGCGCCACGGGTTTCGGCTTGATCTTATCCCCGCTTAACGAGCCCGGCGGCACCCACGTCACGGCGATGGGGTCAGCGAACGACTCCTCGAATTTACGAGCGTCATCGACCGCATCCGTCTCGATCATGACTCCGCCCTTGGCGTTGGAGTTCATGATGTGCAGGGCTTGCGAGAGCCACTTGTTGGCCCAACGTTGCGGGTCTTTCATGGCCCGGACGAGGCCGTAGAATGTTCCCTTGTTCCTGTCCCGGAATGCGGTGATGCAGTTCAATGAGAAATGATCGGGACACGGCGTCGGTCCCGGCGGCTTCAGAAACGTCCGGCCGATGAATGCCTGCTTGAACACCCGACGTGACAGCTTGACTGACTGAAGTGGCCCACCGGCCAACGCCTCAAGCTTGTCCTTGATGCCGTCGTATTCATCGACCGACATTTCCAGCGTGCCGTCAGTTCCGACCTCCGGCATGTTCATGGCGAGTTGCGGCGGAACGGCGACCTTGTAGTAAGGCTCCATCTCCCACCACTGGCATTGGACTATAGTTACCTCGGTGTCGTCGTCCGTCGCGTCGTCGTCTTCGTCGGGATCGTACCGGGTCCGCCGGTCGTCCTTAATTTCCTTTCCCGTCCCGTCGTCTCTCGCCCAGCCGGCGTCAAGATCGGATTTAGCCGCATCCGGGAATAACAGTGCAGCCCCATCTTGTGGCATGGTGCGCACGCGCCACAGTCGGCGGGCATCGCTCAGATTGCGTTTGCGGGCGTTGCAGTCGTAGTACACCTCAAGCGGATCGACCCGCTCGATTGCCGGCATCGGTTCGGACGGGTCGCTGTCTGCATCCAACCTTGAGTCGGTCCATCCTATTCCGCAAACCGCAGCATCCCAGAAGGCGTCCGATTCCTCGTCGTCGGCGTCGCATTGATCGCGAAACCATTCCGCCGCGTTGGTCAGAAGATCGTTGGCCTTGGCGTCGCCTTCCTCACGAGCGAAGAACCGAACCTCCTGCGCATTGTTGATCTGCTCGCCGGCCACCGAACGAATGAGCGGATCGACGCGATTAAAGGTGATGACCGGCCGTAATTGATCCTTGAGCGTGTCTACGTCTGTCTGCTTCCACTGATCGCCGGCAACGAAGGCGTAATCCTCCTCGGCCTCCTTGCGCCAGTCGGCCGTATGCTCACGATCGCGTTCGAACCAGCGCTTGAGCTTTTTCAGGAGCGCCGTGTCAGTGTCATCAGTGACGCTGGCGGTTTCGTCGGTGTCGGTCGGGTCAGCCATTGCGAATTCTAGCCGCCTGATTTTTGGTCGCTGGCATCCCGATCATGGAGAATCGCGACACATTCTTGTAGTTCATCTGGGCGAGTACCATTCAGCATGTACGTTCGCAAACGACCTTCAACCTTTGAGTGATCGGCAATATGCAAGCCATCTTCAAACATTCCATCTCGATCAATTCCATCAGCACGCCTCACCAGCCAATCGACGGCTTCGCGCATCGCATCGATTTCATCGACTGAATATTTCTTATCGTTCATCACACCACCTTCGTTCGGGCGGCGTGCCGCTCGTTCAACATTGCAATGGCGGTGTCGAAATCGGCAGCGACGGCTTGGACTACTAAAGCCATTGCCGTCAGCACCATCCCAACCAACCGCAGAACAACCAACGCTGTTGAGGCGCACCGGCCAACGCTAGCGCGTAACCGATACCGGCGCTCACCGTCAGCCCGCCAATAATGATTGCGATGATAAGCGCATCGAGGCGCCAACCCCACAGACGGCTGATTCTCTCGCGATACTCAAGTTCATATGGAGCGGCTAGCATCCGCTTCGCGGTCCACTTAATATCCATCACACCGCCCATGCGCCTCATTCAAGAGGTTTTGCCATTTGAATAATGTTCACCTTTGTCAGAGTCTTCTCCTACATGCAGCTCTCCATGTATTTGAAGCATGAGGCGGTTAACCTCCTTGACTGCCGCATCTCGTTCTTTTCGCGCTTCATTCCTCTCGTGCGTCAACCGATTGACAACCCCCATAGGATTCGGTCCTTCCTTGCCAAGGTCGTCAAGACGAGAAACGCGCCGCTCTAATACGGCAAACATTTTACCCAATCGGCTCAGGTGATCGACGATGGCCTTGTCGCGCTCTGTGTCCCTACGAAAACCAAACCATGCCATGTGTGTTCTCCTTAAACCGCCCATGCACTGGTTGCCCGAGGCTTGTCCTTGTCGCCGTAGCGTTGACGGTCTTTCGTTATTGCCAACCGCTCGCCCTCGACAAAGCCGCTGCACGCAAAGGTCTGGAAGGCGTCGCTATTGCTGACTAGGACGCCGTTTGCCCGATAACAGGCGTTCTTTTCGATGGTTAGGTCGAACACCCACTGGTTTGCCGTTTCTACGGCGCAACGCTTTATGAGCGCAATTGACGTGGCAGTACTTGGAGCGCGTAGGATAAGGCGTGCAATATAACTGACCGCATTCCTCACAAGATTTTTCGTGCCACTTGCGGGTTTCCCAAGTGCGCTGGCCATGTTGACTGTGCCAAGCGAGGCCCTCTGGCGATTTATGCCATTCTGCGGCAGCCGCGCGCGCAACATCGCTGGGCGGCCGCATGGTGCCGTTAGCATGTCGTTCCAACATGTGTTGACGCTGATGCTCGGTTGCGTCGAGGGCTTCAAGATTGGTCGGGTCATTGTTGAACCGACCGCGTTCTCGATACTCGCGATGATGAACCTCAAAGCCCTCTGAAATATCGCCGTATGCGTGCACATAGACGGCGCGGTGGAGATTGGACGGTCCTTTAGAGCCCCAGACATTTCGCCGGTAATAATCGCCCGAAAGCTTATAGACGTGACCTTGGAAGCGAATCCGAGCAGGTGGCTCATCCACTCCCGACCAGTCAAGAGTTCGTCCGTCATCGTCAGTGAGGACGCCGTAACGAACCCGCGCCGCGTCAGAATTTTGTGTTCCGGCGTGCAAGTGAGAACACGAATACCCGTGTTGCTCCATATTTCGATTAACTCCGTTGCTTTCTTGACCGGCCCCGCATGCGTAACTGCCGACCAACCCGCAGGAGTCTGCACCTGATCCCCAACGACAACGAGTTCAATCGGTATTTTTCCACGGGATGTTTCGACCATCTCACCGGCTATCAGACATCCATGACTCGCATCGTCGTGCCGGGGACGATCACGCCAGACCGAATGGTCTTCATCCCATTCCTTGCGATAGGCGCGAAGACGTTTCAGCCCTTCGGCACAACCGGCTTCGTCGAACTGGCAGCGCGGGAATATCCCTCGCGCCGCGTCGATGGCTTCCATTTTCAGGACCGGCCGGGACACAAACTTCGGCCGGAACTTCATCTTCTCCATAACCGTCTTCGTCCCGCCCTCAAGCCAGAGGCTTTCGCGGTCGCCGTCATGGGGAAGATAGTGATCGCCGAACGTAATCCCGTGTTCCTCTGCCCAGTCGCGCAGCCACTTGATGTAGAAGCCGATAAACTCGCCGCTGTTCTCGTAGTAGGAGACGAAACGATGGTAGCCCTTGATGTACTGGTGCAGCCAGATCGTATTGGCGTCGTTGCGGCCCAAATCCCAAAACGTATTGACGAGATAGCGCGGGTCTAGCGGGAAGCCACCAATACGGCCGTGCTTGTTGGCGACGGCGAGTTGGGTTGAGAAGTAGGCACCTTCAAGGGCCTGTTCGAAAGCTTCGTCAGGAGTGGCCGGGAATTCCCGTCGCATATCCCCTTCGTTGATGCGCTCCTTGGCGACGTACCAGGCTTGCTGTCCCCGCGTGAGTTTGATCCCGTCTGCTTCAAGCTTCTCGAAATAGCGCTTGTGCTCCTCGCTGATCACGACAGTCAGAAGATCGCCGGGCAATGAGTAACTGGGCTCCTGCCACCACGGGTAAAAGTGGAACTTGTAGTCCAGCGGACTAAGCTTCTTGCGTGCCTCGGCTTGCGCCCGCGCGTCCTGACACATGCGGTAGAACGCCCCGTCCTGCCCCTCCGCCGTGCTTTCAATGACGACGAACTGACCGGCGTGAACCGCGTTCAACGAGCCGGTGACAATCTCCCGCGCCTTCTCCGGGTATTGCGCGCAAATCTTGCCGAATTCCGAGACGTGAAAATACTGAAGCGTACCCGACCGCATCGAAGTGGAAACCCGGATCGAACTGTTGTTTCCGAAGCTCAGGCTATCGGCGCTGTCCTGCGTCGCCGGGCAGGCGTTCTTGATCCCCTCGTCCAATGCGTCGTAGGGCAGCTTGATCTTGTCGCGAAAGATCGTCTTGGCGTCGTCAACCTTGTGGGCCGTGACGCCGGCCCGCGTGTTAGGCTTGAAGATGCAGGCGTCAAGATAGATCAGGCAGCACAATGTCGTGATGCCCAATTGGCGAGCTTTGAGAATTATGTTCAAATCGTGCAGCTCGTCGAGGAACTTGAGCTGCACCCCGTTCGGTCGAAACGGAATGCGGTCGCCGTGCTGATCGATGACCGTGTAGAGATTCGAAAGCCGCCACCGGGGGTCAAGGAATTGCGACTGGTCGATCTTCACGATTGGACTAGCGGCCATTGTTTGCTACAATCCAATTCATGAGCGGTTCGGAAACATTCAACACGGAGGCATGACGATGAGGTCAGGCGAAGCCATCCCGCTTCTAACGGTCCCGCCAGGAACCGTTATCGAAAACGGCCACGGCCTGCTGAGTCTACTGATCCGCGAACCCGGACAAGAGCCCTACATCTTCTCAGTGGTCAAACTTGAAGCCGGCAGAGTAACGACGCTGAAGGTCAGTGCCGACCCAACAATGACGATCTCCTACAAGTAGCCAAAAAGCGCTCGGGCGAGCGAGAGTCTAACCAGCACGATCCCCGCTGACCTCCGCTCATTCGGGATTTGCTGATGATCTCGACCATCTGAGGCAAGCGCGAAACCCTAGCCCTGATCCTCCCCCGACTTGTCCTGAATCCGACGGCCGCCTTCGGCAATCCGCTGGAGCAACGCCATGATCGTGTTGTCGGCGCTCAACGTCATATCGCCATCGATGGTGACCGCCGAAAGATCGGGCAGAACCTTCTTGAGTAGACCCAACCCGGCCGAAATTTGCGTGCCTGACATTTCGCGCGTACCTTCAGCGTGTTCAATCAACGCATTGAGAATGTTGCTGTTCTGGATTTTAACCCGATGCTCGGGCGACATAACGAATCCAGCGGTGCGACCGCGTTCAGCCATGTCGGGATACCTTGGAGAATCGGCGAGGCCGCTACGGCGCTTTTGCTATGAAAGCGTGTGGGGGTGTGCGCTGATGGGGCGCTCGCCAAATGGAAAGATAATCCCGAGCCGTTGTCCCGTCCTTGCTGGCGATCAACCCAGCCGGTGTTCGGATTTGTTCTCGGGTTCGCCCTTAGGGCTGTGCCGGCGGCATGTCGTCACGTGAACGACAGAGGCTTGGCCGACCTATTGGGGAAACGCCCGCAACGGATGTCTCCGGCCGGGCGCGAAAATCAGGAATGGCGAAATCATGCGCTTGATGCGGACCGTCGTCAAGATGGTCTGGCCCGATTAATAACGATCCTTGGTGAGGGCACGAACAATGGTTTGCGCAAGGCTGTCGACGAGAGATTCGCGAGTTTCTGCGGCGAAAAGCTTCTCAGAAACATCAGCGAAAAGCGACTTTATCTGCGCTTGAAATACTGGATCGGTCGCGATCACTTCGCCTGCATGTTTTCTGGTCTCTTGTTCAATTGCCGCATCGAACGCCTTCTGAAGTGGAGACCTCTTATCGTAACTGCCACTGCCGGCCTTGAGAGTTTCCGCGATGGCGTCCTTGATAAGCTTTTCACGTATTTCAGGCGTTAGATTATCTACAAGTGATTTCGCTACAAGTTCCTTCAGCGCGTCACTGTCCACTCTAAGGTCCATATCCATCTCCTTTTGTTGTGGTCACGTTTCTCAAGGCACCAATCCCAAATCCCGCGCCAGTTCGTCCAAACACTCCCGAAACCTCCGCCCCACAAATTTCAGATTGGCCGGACTGGCCTCACCGTAGATGGTCAGCGTGGCCTCGCGGGTACTACGCTTGTCGCCGAGGATCATGGACGTGAGTTGCCAGCCAGATGGGCCGAGCGTGGATTTCCAACGGGCCAACCGTTTCATGGCCCGCTGTTGCCGGTCGGTAATACCACTAGCAACCCGGCGGGAGCCGTCTACAGGCTCTTGCGTGGTATCCTGCGCCTTTATTCTGCCGATGCCGGAAGCCTCGTACTCGCCCTGCCAGGAGCGGCCAGCACGGTACTGAGGCTCGCTGATCTGGTGGCGATCATGCATCTGGCCCAAAGCGTCGTCCCTGAGTGAGCGTACCGCAACGACCCGGCGATGCTCGATTGGTGAATTCGATCCCCAGTAGGGGTTGTCGATTTCGATCAGGCCAGTCTCTGCCATGAGCTTGGGTTTGCGGTTAGGCTGCGCGTTCACGGTCTTGGCTTTCCTAGGCAATAGGGGAGTCCTGTTAGCGGAGAAACATCGGCACCGGCATAAATTGAAACCACAGCCAGAGGCCCCCACCGATCAAGATAGGCAGCAAAATAGCCCCGATTGCCAAATCGGTCTTAGTCATCGGCCTACGCAAATCCCACCAACGATAATCGCGTTCCCACCAAAACTCCTTCATCTTGCTCATCGTGCCACGTCCTTTCCTGATGTGGGGGAGTCCGGCTTCTGGGATGCGAAGTAGACGTTGCCAATGCCACGCCAGATGTCCTCCACATCTCTGAGGCGTCTCAGAGCTTCACTAATTTCGAGAGAGGCCTCCATCGGTGCCAGCCATGCCGTTGGCGGGGTGGCGAAAAGCTCGGGGACGGATGCAGCCAACATTGCCGCGACAACATCAGCATTCGGTTTGAACGCCCGCAGAGCGCCTACCTGACCAAATATGGCGTAAGCTTCACGGGCCGCCTCAATCCGTTCCTCTAGGGTCATCCCTGTTTCTCCGCGGAGTTGGCTTCGCTCAGCAATTCGTCAATGGCATACTGCGGAACGTGGTAGCCTGCTTCGCGCAGCATTTTCAGTCGCTCCGCACACTCGCCAGCGGTACTGTCGTTGAAATGCGCGCCAGCATACGGAAGGGTGATTGTTTCGCGCTCGCATGTTTCGAGAAACGCCATCGCCAGTTTGTGCGCGGCCCTGAATTCCTCAACCGGCACAGTGAGAATATTCGGCTCCTCCGGAACATCACCGACAACCCGGTTGCCCGCAACGTGCGTTGTCCAACCGCCGTTCACATCCTCGTAAACGTACACGTCAGATTTCCAATTATCCGAAGACCAGCGGCAGTAGCTCATCCCTGTTTCTCCATCTTCCCGAAGCATGTACGTTGCGATGCTGGCGCCCATGATAATCGACGTGCCACGCGCTGAAATTCATGGGCCTTCCGCTTAAGCAACTGGTTTGCGGCCAAACGAGCATCGCCCTTATAGGCCAGTTCCAACAAGCGCATCGCCTCCGTGGCGTAGTCGTCCGCCACGGGGTTCTGGATCGGGCCAGATATGGGAAAATGGGCGGGCATAAAGATGCTCATTCTAGCTTCACTCCATAGCTCCCTCACCCGTTCCCCTCCCTCCCGCATTTCGGCTCTGCGGAAGTTCACCGGGGGCATCTTTCAACAGCGAGTTACCGCACCTGCCCGTGTCGGGGGCCAGTCGCCCTCCCCTCACTAACTGGCCGTGAGAAGCCCTGTGTGCAAAGCCAGTTGATAACTGACATGCGGACAAATCGGGGGTTTGGTTGGTGCGCTATCCCTCAGATCGATGCCAAATCCTTCGGGGGCTCGGGTGTAATAATTCGCCCCGCTGACCGGCCGCTGTTGCATTCTCTACCAAGTTGGTCTAGATTTAGCTGGCCACCTGCTAGATGACCACCAACAGTAGAGTCCGAGCCCCGTTCCGCAGCCATGCGAACGGGGTTCGTCATTTCTGGCGTCCGTGTACCCATCGGGGGCGTTGCGGATTCCAGAGTACGCATCACGAGTCTTCCCAGCGGCCCTGATTGAGCCAGGTCGCGGGATGACAAATAAATTTGCCGCCGTCTTTCATGCGGTAGGTCGTCCGGTCGAACATGGATTCGCAGTAGCGCTTCGCGCCCGCGATGATCTCCTCGGCCGTCGCGTGAAGCTCGATCTCGACATACGAGCCGCTGTCCTTGTCGAGCGTGCGCGTCTTGAGCCCGCCGTTGACGATGGCGTTGAACTTCGCGCGGGCCAGCGGCTTGCCGACTTTCTTCGGATACGCCGCCCAGAATTGGGAAAATCCATTGTCATCAGCTTGCGGCTGATCGTTCACAAGACGGAGCGTAGGGCTTTCAGACATAGTGAAACCCCTCAAACGTTTTGGCGTTGACGCGGTAGTGCATGGCGCTATGAACGATGCCGACAGCCTTCGCGGCTTCAGCAATCGAGGCGTATTCAATACCGTTAGCGACTACACGCTTCTGGACGGACGCCCTTAACTTTGCAGCATGATCGGGCGTGATGCGCTTACCGAAATTCCAGTGACGCTCACCACTGTTCGCGAGAGACAGCTTCTGACGTTGTGTTTCTGATAATTTTTTGCCGCGCTGGGCTTCACCAATCCTACGGCGTGTTTCGAGACTAGCGGGCGCGCGAGTGCGCCAAGCCCGACGCATCTTGGCAAGGGAAGTTGGCGTATGACGCCATCCGGCCGCCCCCTCGCCACCAACAGTTTTATTGGTGAGGAGTCCGCCGGTTTCTATCCGGCCGTGTTTGGCGATCATCTCGCACTCAAGAGCAATTGCTTCGTCGTTCGTCAGTCCATCGCGCAGCTTGACGCGGCGAACTTCACCGCCATCATGCCAAATCTTGCGGATGACGTTGCAAACATGAGATCGAACACCGCGACGGGCCTTCCACTCATGAATTGCCCATCGACTTTCCATACCCTTACCGATGTAGAAGGGCTCGCCAGATGGCCTGTAGAGGCCGTAGACGTAAAACACTCGACCGATGCAGCGGCGCTCGAATGAGTCCGGGGCTTCACGGGATAATGGGAGGACGTTGGTCATCCCAGTCTCCCCAGCGACTCCCGTTCGCGCCGGGACGTGTTCGCCATATGTTGCTCGCAGCGGAGGTGCATCAGGTCGAGGTCGTGCCAGAATTTTTTGTCCATCGGCAACGGCTGGACGATGCGCCTGCGGGCATTCCGTTTCTGGATGCGTTCGCGGACGATGCGGGCGTATTGCTCGGCGCGGGTCATGTTGCTGGTCACAGCAGCGCCCCCTGCTTCGGTTCCGGCGCTCCTTGGGGGCTGTGACGGTTGCCAGTGGTCAAGGATTGCTTGACAAGTGGTTGGGTCACGGAGTCGCTCCGCCCGCTGACAGCGCCGCACGCACCCGCCGCTTGGCCTTTACCAATACTGACGCCCGCTCACTGAGCTTGATGTAGTCACGGACCTCGAAGGCCATCAATTCTTTGACGGCGGTGACTAGTTCAATGTTGCGATCGTCCGGCAGGATTATGAACAGATTGGCGTCTTTAAGCCGGCGAATGACAAAATCAGCCTGCCGTCGCCATTCTTCGCGGACACTCTCTTGCGCCTGTTCCCATATGGGCAGGATGTCACCATGACTGTTGGCGCGCATCGCCATGGCCAACGCTTTTTGGGCATAAGCGGACATGATGTATTGGTCGGCACGGCAGCCAGCCCACACGGCGATAACGCGCTCAGCGTCTTTCAGCCATGGCACCTTGCGCTCGGGACTCAGATGCACCCATGCCGGCCGCTCGGCGTTGCCGCGTTCTTCGTCAACGTCATAGATGGCCTGCGCGATGCGCTCCCAAAGACAATCGGTCATGCGACCAGTCCTTTCGCTCGCAGCCAATCATTCAGGAAGGGGCGCTTCGCCTCCCACGTCTTGCTGACACTGCAATAATCGGCGAAGCCATCGGCACGGCTCCGACCATCGAGGAAGGTGACGGGTTCGGTCATACCGCCCTCGCAAGGTTTTCGAGTCTTCTGACATTGGCCTCGGACGGCCGGTAGTCGGTGCCCCGCGCTGCGTGATGTGCGCAGTACGGCGAGCCGGTCCATGTCGCGTGGCCGCAGAACCGATATGGTGAAGATGTGCCGCGAGGCCATTTACATGTCGCATCCGTCAGATCGAGAAGCGACAGGTCGAGACTTGTCGGTTCCGGTAAATCGCGGCGCGGTCCCGATGTTGGTTTGCTCGGCGCGGCCCTGTCGGGTGTGAATACCGCCGCCGGGTAGTGGACATACGCCACGCGCACCCGGGGCTTCGGCGGTGCCTGTGACGGCCGCCCCGGTGCCGGACCATCGGGACGACGCGGAGCCAGCTTGAGACGATACGCCTTGCCGATGATGGCGTTGCGGGTAGTGCCTCCTAGAGACTCGGCGATATCGCTTGACGGCAACCCAAGCGCCCATAATTTGACGAGCTGCGTAACCCGCGCGTCGGTCCACTCGGTTGTGGTCATGCGAGCCTCCACACGGTAACGGAAACCCCACTCGGTGCCGGGCGCTTGAACTTGGCGTCAGCGATCTCGCCCTTCTCTGTGAGTTGCGCCCGGCGCGGGCGGAGCAAGCTGCGGATGCCCTCTGCTTCGGCCTTCGCCTGAAGCTCGAAGTCCGTCATCGGCCCATGCACGCGAAGCAGGGACAGAACTACGTCCTCAAGGGACTCGACGTGCGGCTTGATGCGCTGCGCGCCAGCGGCTGACGTTGTGGAATGTTTCTGGAAACCGGGAGCAGATGGATAACCATCTAGTTCGGATGAATTTGACCAAAGTCTGCTCATGCAAGCCTCGCGAATTCACCAAAGGCTTTATGGGCAGCCTGTGCGTAGGCGTTTTTGGCTTCATCAATACTGTTAAACCGACCGAGCGGTACTTGACGTCTGTTGATGACTATAGTTGCTTTCCAGCGCTTGCGTTCTCGGTCCCAATACACTCCCTTGACTCCACATTTATTATCTTTGCGGAGTTTAGTATTCGCCGCGTTTTGGGTATGTGTGGCCTCACGCAAGTTGTCCCATCGGTTGTCAGCAGGATTGCCGTTCTTATGGTCAACCTCACAGGCGGGCCACACACCGAGAACGTAAAACCACGCCAAGCGAGATGCGCGATGTTTTTTCCCATCAATTGAAATGTCGAAACGACCATCAGGCGTGAGCCAACCAGCCGTGCTCCCCGCCTTGACGTAATTGTGGTTTACCCGCCAAGTAAACTCTCCAGTCTCAAGGTCATACGCCAACAGATCAAATAGCCGCTTGTATGTTAGTTCTTTCTGCCGCGCCCTCGCAGCGCTGCGCTGACCACGAGTTTTTGTGTGTTCTTGATAGCCGGGCCGCAAACGGCGCTGGAGATAATGACGTGGCAGACCAAGCTGACGAGAAAGCGTAACCCATCTGACGGTCGCTAAATCCTGACCGGCGATTAGTTCTATCGCGCGCTCCATCAACTCGGCACGCTCAGCATCTAGCTTTCGTACAGTAGTATTTGAACGGATGACCGGCGTCATGCAGCCTTCCTCGCGTCGGTTTCCGCCCTCAGTGCATCGACGAGATCGGAGAATTCCTGCAAGGTGCGCTCAGCGCGTAGAGCGGCAGCGGCCATCTCGCGACATCTGCGCTCTGCCTTGCGTCTCTTGCGGAGCGCCGCGAAGTATGCGGCTACGGTTGCCTTGTCGGCCCTGTCGGCCTGCTCCAATTCGAGCTGCAAATTCCTGACTGAGACGTTCAGCAGAAACAGGATGGCGAATGGCAACGAGGCAACCGCACAGACGATGGCGGCAATACGGCGACCATCGCTAACCGCCCAGAGGGACAGCCCGGCAAGCAGAAAGAACGCGCCGGCACCGCCCCATAGACAGGCACGGGCGTTGTCGAGAGTCAGAGGATCGAAGATGGCGGTGGGGCGGGAGGTCATGCCGGCTCGCGCTCTTTTGTCGGAATGGGCGCAAGCAGTTTGCGGAAGATGGCTAGGCGGGTGTCAGTGAGGGGACGGAAACGGGCTGTGTGATAGCCAGACTCCCTTCCATCCACTTGCACTCGCCGCAGGATTTCATCTAAGCGCAGACATGTGTGGTTCGCAGGATCAATGAATACCGACCGAATGCGATAGACCCGGCCGCGTGACAATCCGTCCAATCCATGACCATTAGGACCGCCGAAATAGGTCCACCCAACATGCACAACGTCATCCACGCACTCGACCAGCGTTCCCGGTTCCCAACTCATCCGACCACCTCGACAACGGACAGCCGGGACGGCGCAGGGGTGCTGTCTCCGCCCGACTGCCCGCCGTGTTCGACGCGGGGAATTACAGGCGCGTCGGAGTTCATTTGTCCTCCCGGCCGGTTTCGTAGGGAGGTTTCGGCCAATGCTTTTCGAGAAAAGTTTCGCCCTCAGCGCCGAGGATCAGCGTCGGCCGACCGAAGCGGTCTGGCTTACCTTTCGACAGAAGCCCTCTCGCTGCTGCGGCGTCGCCCTCGTCCTTCGTCAGCACGTTCCCGCAACACAGAATCCATCGGCCGTCGCAAAGGCTGATCTCCCGTTCGAGATTCGGCTTGAAGCCCCATGCATGCCAACCAGTCGAAAGGAAAAAGAGCATGTTGCTGAGCACGGCCTCAGCTTCCGGCGGCAGCGGCTCAATTCGCGTGAACGCCAGACGCGGCCCGATGCTCATAGCCCTGGCCCCGCGATAATCGTCTCAGCGAAAGGGCGGCGGAGCCGCGCTTGCCGCTCTCGTTTCATCTGGCGCGAGGCCGCGCCGATGCCGGCGAGCCAGCAATCCAACTCGAGGAGGACAGCATAGGTGCGATGCCAGCCGCGACGCTGCGCAGCGAGAGCCAGTTTCAGCACGGGATTTGCCTCCCCGCATTTTCCCCACTTGCCCTTCAACGCCACATCTCAGAGGCAGGTGGGATAAGTCACGGCGTCTCGCGCCGCGTCGTACTCAGTTACGTTGATCGGTTGAAAAGCGTGTTCTCGTAGCCGATCTTCGCCGAGGTCTTGTTGAACTTGGCGATGACCGCATCCTCAAGATTGATGCCGGCCGCTTGCGCGAGAAGGTCGAGGTAAACGTAGGTGTCGGCGATCTCGTCGATGAGCGCGGCGCGAAGCTCCGGCACAGTCTCGGAGTTGCCCGTAATGCCGTCGCGAACGCGGTTCAGTTTCTTCGCAATGTTCGCCGCTTCGCCAAGCTCGCCCATCGTCGCGACAAACCAATCCGAGAGCGACCACGACGCCAGCTTGTGATTGAAGCCCTTCTCGGCTTCGCACCGACGAAGATTGAAGATGCTGAAATCTCGGATATTCATTCGAGTTCCTCCGCCTGTTCGTCGAGAGCGGCCTGGCGACGCCGAAGATCGGCACGCTGTCCTGCCTTCTCAAATTCCCGATGCCATTGGCGCTTGGCGCGCGGCGTCATGTCGGCGATCAGCGCGTTCAGGAATTCGACACCCTTGTCGGATTGGAGGAGTGCAACGACTGCGTCTCCACTCATCGAACGATCGCCGGCCAGCCAGCGCTCGGCCGTTCTCACCGACATACCGGTGCGAACGGCAAGCTCCGCGGCGACCTTGTTTGCCCATAGCTTCCGCGCCGTTCTGACGAGTCCTGAAACGAGCGACCGACCATTTGTCGGATTTGGATACGACAGTTGGTCGGTGTCGAAATTTGCGTTCTGCCGAGCGACCGCGCTTGCTCCGGGGGTCATGTCCCCACCCCAAACCCAAACGCGAAAAGAGGCCGCGGCGCCAACAGGCAACCGCGGCCTAAGTCTAGGGAGGCGTCAAACAGAAGTGACAGGAGCCACTTCATACTCAAGGCAACTCTCCGCGTGCCGTTCACGGCCACGCGAAGCTCTGAATAAATACCGGAAACCCTGCCGCATCTCGGCCTCGAGTTTCCGGCCAGTGGCTCCGCCAACCCCTTCGCAGGAACGGGCAGAGCAACGGGAAATGGGGATTGGCTCGCCGGGCCGTTTTGAGAAAGGGCAGTCTTAGTGATGGACGCCGTTCCCGGCGCGTCCCTGCCCTCGCGCCAATTCATCATGTGGACGCCGGGGAATGGGGATGATGTGGGCAAGGTCATTGCGCGGTCCCGTCGATGACAGGGCCTGTGCGCCAGCGCATATATTCAGCGGCGGCTTCTTCGGTAAGTCGGCTCTCGCCGCTGCCAAGCGCGTCGAGGAAACGGTGAAACCCTTCCGCCTCGATGATGCGCGAACCGTCGTCCAGTACATGACAGACAAGTTCAACGCCGCAAATCGTCAGCGTGCTCGTGGCTATCGAATGCGGGATGTGCTTTTCGCTCATGCCGTCCCTTCCGCCGGTACGGCTTCGGGTGAAGCTGGGGAGGGCGTGGGGGTGGCTGGGGTTGCCATGTTGGCGAACACCGCCGGATCAACAGTCGCGTCGGTCTCGGCAAGTTTGTCGGTGATGACCAAAAACATTTCAGGTGGGATGCCGCGTGTCCGCCAGTTCGTGATGACCTGGAGGCTTTTGCCGAGCTTGCGGGCAGCTTCGGTCGTGCCGCCGAGGGCGTCGATGACTGCGCTGGCCGTGGCAAGCGGTTCGGTTTGCATGACGCGATAAGATACACGCGACGTTTACGATTGCAAGCAATTTTCGTGTTTATGGAATGTGACCGTCAGTTTGGGCAAGAATCGTCGGGAGATGAAGCAGCCAAATGACCCGGAAAGTGTTGAAGCAATTGCCGAAAGGCTGATCCGCCTGCGGACGGCTCTCGGCTATGCTGACAGCCAGGCGGCCTTCGCGGCCCTTGTGGAAATTAGTCCACAGGCATGGAATAATTACGAAACATGCGACCGTCGCATCGACATCGATCAGGCCCGCAAGGTCTGCCGCAAGACCGGCGTAACTCGCGACTGGATATATGATGGGAACGTGGCCGGGCTTCCTCTTAGCCTCGCACAGAGGCTAGGCGAGCCGTACAAGGGTACTCCCCGCAAGAGAGCCTAAACCCTACCCCTTGACGAGTATCGGCTTTTGAGGGCGCTCTAGCAGCTCGGCAAAGCCATCCCAGCACAACAAGAGCTGACGCGCCCTGTCCAACACGGCCAGAGCCGCCTCCATGTCATCAGGAAGCTGTGCCACCATTTGGATTGCCTGACGGTGCGTCCACTGGTCGGTTTTCCGCCCTGTCTTAGGCTCGCTTGAGCCGGTACTACCACCCTGCAACATCGTCGAACTCCGCTGGTTGCCTCTCTGACATCACCCCCACCGTCAGGTGTCCGCCCGCGATGGTCGAGTGTCAACAACCCCAGCGCGACTTGTTGCACCGCAACAACGAATTATCCACGCCCTGTGTATTTAGGCGTTGACAATAAACGCGCCGTGTACGAGAGTCGTCATCGGATCAAACCGGAGGCGACGGAAATGCGCAAGCCAGACGAAACGATAATCGAATATGTCCGCCGCGCTGTCTCGTGGCTTGACCAGAACAGCGAAACGATGCTCGACGCTCTGCCGACCGTCGAAAGCGCATTCGAGCTTTTCGACCTGATCAGCGACACCTACGACACCAGCACCATCAACGAAATGTACGAACTGATCGCGGATGAAGGCGATGATCCGACGCCGCTCATCGCGTTCATCAACAAGTACCCGGCCGTGAAAGCGGTCTGGGCGATGCCGGCGAAGGCCAACACGGGGAAGGACGGGGGAGCGAAATTCACGCCGGGACCATACCGGAGAAGCACCGGCAACTTCGGCAACATGATCGAGGCTGATAGCGGGAAGCGAGATTACGATCTGGATACGGGTTGGCGTCCGATAGCCACCTTTCAGGCTTGTACGAATAAACGGCTCGCGGCCGAGGAAGATGAGAATCAAGAGGCGAACGGTGCGCTCTTCATCGCCGCGCCGGACGGATTTGCGGTTGCGGTCGCAGCCTACCGCTCCTTTCTTGCCCTGCCGCTTGGCAATGTCGTTCGCGCGATAAACCAACCGCTAATGGCAGCGCTTCGCGACTACATCGCCAAGGCGACCGGCGCGACCGCCGAAGAAGTGCAGACCTTATACGAGAACGAACCGTCTGCCCTTCTTGCTCAAGCCGAAAGGTCCAAGCCATGAGCGCCCCGCTGTCCCCGCCGGCCGACCTGAACCGCACAACGTTGAAAGCCCTCAAAGGCTCCATCGCGAAGTGGAAGCGCATCGTCGCTGGCACGGGCGCTGACAGTGGCGGCGACAATTGCCCGCTGTGCAAGATTTTTCTCTACGCCAGCTGTGCTGGGTGCCCGGTTAGTGACCGTACTGGATACGCAGGCTGCGAGGGCTCCCCCTACGATAGATGGCGCGACCTAATCTTTTGGCCTGCCCCGTTCAAAGCAAAGACGAAGATGCAGATCGCAGCCGCCGAGGCTGAACTGCGTTTTCTGCAATCGCTTCTGCCGAAGCCCGCCGCGAAGAAGGCGACGCGCAAATGACCGTCCTCCCGATCTGCCGCATCCCGTCAGAGCCGCCGGCCCATGATCCCCGGTTCATTGAATACTTCGGCGCGATTGAGCCGTCACGTCCGCTGTCCGCCGGGCAGTGCCTCAATGACGCGCTTCAGGACTACCGCTGGCGGCGCTCAGTGCAGATGTCCGCCAGCCCGTGGCGCATCAACGCCGCGATCACCGGGTGCACCCATTGGTTCGAAGACGTGGATATCGTCCCCGAACTGGAAGCTTGGGCAGAAGCCGCGCTGGATCATGCCGACTGGTTCAACCCGATGCAGGTTGCCGAGTTTGAAGCTGCACTGACCGCGCTGGGCGATGTGCGCCAGCAGCGGCGACTGGATAGCGACTACGCACCGTAGGGGAGGGGAAAGCATGAACGCGATCACCGAAAACGGGAACCGGATTCTGCGGACTGGCAAGCACGCCATGAAACTCACCCCACAGTCCCCCACCTATCTCCTATTCGCATCGTCGGCGAAGCACGCGATGGATGCCAGCATATCCTATCGGCGCATTCTGAAGAATTTCCCGAGGGCATTGGATCGCGAACGTTACGAGGCGGAAGCCCGGCGCTGGCGCGATGCCGCGTGGGCGAGTCTACAAGAGGCAAGGGACCACAGACATGGGTAACGCAACGCAGGAACTGATCACGCGCGAGGCCACCGTACTAACGCCGATGGACATGCTCGACCGCGCGGTTTCCGCAAACGCCAGTGTTGAAACGATGACGCAACTCATGGCGTTGCAGGAGCGCTGGGAGAAGAACCAGGCTCGCCGCGCCTTCGACGAAGCTATGGCGGCGGCGAAGGCAGAAATACCCGTCATCGCCAAGAACCGCGCGGTCGATTTCACTTCGGCCAAGGGCCGCACCAACTACCGCCACGAAGACCTTGCCGAGATCGCCCGCACCGTCGATCCCATTCTGGGGAAGCACGGCCTCTCGTATCGCTTCCGCACATCGTCGGCACCGAGCGAGCCGGTCAGCGTGACGTGCGTCATTTCACATCGCGCCGGACATTCTGAGGAAAACACCCTCACCGCCGGCCGTGACGAGTCCGGCAACAAGAACAGCATTCAGGCGATTGGCTCGACGATCACCTACCTCCAGCGCTATTCGCTCAAGGCGGCCCTCGGCCTGTCCGCCTCGACGGATGATGACGCAAAGCACGCCGACGTGGGCGAGGCTGTAAGCGAGAAGCAAGTTACCGAGCTTCAGCGCCTCATCATGGACGTTGACGCCGACCTTCCGAAGTTCCTCGCCTACATGAAAGTCCAGAGCCTCGGCGAGTTGCCTGCGTCTCGGTTCAAGGATGCTGTTGCTGCGCTTGAAGTCAAGCGGGTGAAGAAATGACCGCCGCTCAGGGCACGCCGGAATGGTTTGAGGAGAGGCTGGGGCGCGTCACGGCGTCGAAGGTCGCCGATGTCGTCGCCAAGACGAAAAGCGGCTGGGGAGCCTCCCGCGCCAACTACATGGCCCAGATTATCGCTGAGCGGCTGACAGGCGTTCCGGCAGACAGCTACACGAACGCCGCGATGCAGTGGGGAACTGACATGGAGCCTGAGGCGCGCGTCGCCTATGAGTTCCGGCAGAACGCCACCGTCATTGAGACGGGCTTCGTCCTGCACCCGCGCATCGGTATGACGGGCGCCAGCCCGGACGGTCTGATCGGCGATGACGGCCTGATCGAGATCAAGTGTCCGTCAACCGCCACCCACATTGAAACGCTTCTCGGCGAGCAGATCGCCGGCAAGTACGTCACGCAGATGATGTGGCAAATGGCCTGCACAGACCGTCAGTGGTGCGACTTCGTTTCCTACGATCCCCGGATGCCGGAGTCCTCGCGCCTGTTTGCGAAGCGCGTGCCGCGCGATGCCGAGATGATCGCCGATCTGGAAAAGGAAGTCGTGATCTTCCTCGCCGAGACGGACGCGAAAATACGGGCGCTGGAGCAACGCTATTCGCCGCTCAAGGCGATGCTTGAGCAATCGGTTTTGATGGCGGGCTAGATGACCGACACGCCCCTTCTATTCCGCTGGAGTGGCGACACGATGGAGCCGCTTGGGCGTCACCACGAGCGCTGCAACGAACTATTCGTCGTCGGTGAAATCTACCGCATGAACGCGGTCGAGGAGCGATCGCTTGCCAGCCACAATCATTTCTTCGCCGCCCTTCACGATGCCTGGCTGAATCTCCCCGACGAAAAGGCGATGGGCTTCCCGACCGCAGAGGCGCTGCGCAAGCACGCGCTGATCATGACCGGCCATCGTGACGAGCGGAAATTCTCCGCGTCGTCCCCCGCCGAGGCACGGAAGATCGCCGCCTTCCTGAAACCCCGAGACGAGTACGCCATCATTTCGGTTGCCGGAAATGTCGTTCTCGAATGGACGGCCAAGAGCCAGTCACGAAAGGCGATGGGCGGGCCGACGTTCCAGAAATCCAAAGATGACGTTCTCGACTTCGTGGCTGGCCTGATCGACGTGCCGCGCGAGACGCTATCGGCCGAAGCCGGGAGGGCCGCATGACCGACCGCATATTCATCCCACCGACCCCGCGCCGGAAAATGACAAAGGCGCGGTCGGCCCGGATATTCCTATCCCGCAATGGCCGCTGCTGGCGCTGCACAAACCAGATACGCGACGGCGAAGCCTACACGATAGAGCATCCTGACCCGCTCAATCTCGGGGGCTCAGACGACGACGCGGACCTGTGGCCCGTGCATGTCAAATGCGGGATCAAGAAAACCCGCGAGGACGTAAAGCTGATCGCCGCCCGCAACCGTTCCGTCACCCGTGGCCTCGTCCGTCCAAAGCGCAGCTGGGGAAACCCGAACCTGAAACGGACAGTGGCCGGCGGCGTTGTGGACAGAAGGACCGGAGAGCCGGTCGGGAGTCGCAGGGTGCTAACGTGACGGAGACACGAAAAATGGCCGCGGTCGAAACACTGATACTTCGAGTTGATGAACTTACTCGGGCCGTTCGCGCCTTAGAGACAAAGTTGGCGCAACAGTTCTCTGCCGTTCCAGTAGGCACGAACGCACCACCACTACCGTCATGGAGAGCCGAAATGCCCTCATATGGTCCGTGGGGCGGCTGACGTGACCCCCATGATCGACGAGAAGCGAATCGAAGCAGCGGCCGTCGCGCTGTTCAACGCGAATATTTGGCATGGGTACGACGCCGAGACGAAGGCCAGGGAATGGCAACGCGACGCCGGCAGGTATCGGAGCCACGCCCGCGCCGCCCTCGCGGTGGCCGATGCCGTGGTGGGGGAGGCGCATTGGCTGGCGCCGAACCAATTGGGGGCAGACATCCTCTGGGAATGCGAGAGCATTCCCTATTCACACGGAACCGTCCGTAACTCATCGAAGGCATTGCAGGCGATTTGGGCTGCGATCCGCACCGCCTATCTCTCCCGCCAGCCCGGAGACGAAACATGAACACAACCGACGAACTTGACCGTCTTGAGGAACAAGCGGTCACACACGCTGGCGAAATGATCGAAGCACAACGGCAGATCAATGCCGAACGCCTCCGCGCCTACGCCCTACACAAACTCGCCAAGACACTCGGCAACGCGCTCATGGACTTCACGCCGGGCGGCTCGGAGTATTTCATCCAAGTTGGCGATGACTACTACGCCGATGCAGCAGCTTGCTCGCGTGTCATTCGCGAGAAGCTGGACAAAATCGCACAGTTCGCGGGCGAGCGGAATGACGAGCGCCGCCGCGCCGAGACGGCGGAAACGAAACTGTCGGATGCGCGGAGGCTGCCGTGCCATCGCCGAAGGTTACGAAATCAACGTGCTTGGCGACGATCAGCATATTCGAGTACGCAATCCAGATTTTCAGCCCGACGATGGCTCGAATCCGTGGCTGCTAATTGATGCTCGTGCCCTGGCCGCCCCATCCACTCCGCTCCCGGAGACGGGGGACGTGAAGGCTGTTCCTCCTGATGGAATCCCCATTGCAGACGAAATAACCAAGTTGGTCGAGCGTCTTCACATCTGGGCACGGGCCGGCGGTGCGGCATGGACGTGGCCCATTATGGAAGAAGGGCACCATCAAATAGGTGGCGACTGCTACTTAGCGGCGCTTTTCCTAACGCGACTGCGCAACGAATTCATGCCGGCCGAGGCCGGGAAGGAGAAAACGGAATGAGCCTGATTGCTAAAGCGAAAATTGAATTGGCGCGAGCGAATTTTGGCGACAGCGGCACCGCCGCGATGATCGACATTCTCGAACGCTTCTTCGACGAGTGGGACAGTGGCGGCGCTGTTGCCTTCGCGCTGCCGACGCTCATGAAATTGATCGGCGGCAAGCCGCTTTCGCCGCTGATCGGCGACGATGACGAGTGGATCGAACACGACTATGGCGGTCCCGTCACGTACCAGAACAAACGGTGCTCCACCGTGTTTAAGGACGTGAAAGACGGTCCTGCCTACGACATCCAGAGTGGACCGCGCATCGCCATCACCTTCCCGTACATGCCGCAGGATGCACGGGTGCCACTGCCAATCCTTGAGGTTTCGACATGACCGACACCCCCGAGGCCGCCCGCGTGACGGATGAGCAAATCGCGGCGCTGGCCGGCAGCGCAATGCTGCATCATCGACTGTTGGACATACTCCCCGTTGATGAAGCTGACGCCGTAATGAAGGCAGTCCGCATCGCCGCGGCAGGGCGGAAGCTGGACGCAGAACTACAGCACAGCATGTCGCTGATCACTGAATTGACGCCGCGCGCCGAGCGCGCCGAAGCCGCCATCGCCCGTGCGCTCCCGGCTGAGATAGAGGAAGTGGTCGAGCGGCTGGACGAAAAGATCATCGGTCCCGCACTAACCGCCGGCCACATCGTTAGCGGCCTGCTCGCTGAGCGTCTTATCAACGAACGCCATGATGCCGCCGCCACGATCCGCCGCCTCGCTGCGCCGAGTGACCGCAACAGGACAGTCGCAGCGTTGAAGATAGCCAGACAGTTTACGGCTGGAACCGATGACGGTGATCGAGAATATATTTTGAACATCATCGACGCGGCGCTCGCTGCGCCTGTCCCCGCTCCCATGCCCCTACAGGACGAGGAGCGGGCAATGTGGGAACGCGAAGCAATTGAGGCTAACGAATATGCTGTTCGCCTTCGCGCAGCGTTAGTCGCGATCTCGGAACGCGGTCCCAAGGATGATCCATGTCCCAACCCCTATGATCCTGACGGCTACCTCTCACAAGAACGAAATGTTGACGAAGCGTTTTCACGAGGCAGCGACCGAGGCGCATATTTCTCCGCGAAGATTGCTCGGGATGCGCTCAACATTCCGCCCGTCACTCTGTCCGCCGCTTCCATGCCGGAAGGGATGGAGACGCTGATCGCAAGACTGGAGGAATCGGCTGGAGAATCTCTGTACTGGATCAGCCGGATGAAAGTTGAGCGAGGTGAAGCCGCCGCCCTGATCCGCCGCCTCTCCGCCAGCCTTGCGGCTGTGCGGGCTACCGCTCTGGAAGATGCCGCTCGCAAAGTTAGTGAGGCTGCCGATGCAGCAAACGGCCAACGCGAGAAACACATGCGACTTGGTGATGAGGTGGCGGCTGATATCGCTGCTGCTGAACGCGACACGCTTGATGATGCAGCGGAGACTATCCGTGCGCTCGCAACAGCGCCCGCCGCCTCCATCCGAGGAGCGGACCATGAGTGAGCGGCTGACGGAGGAACGGCGGACCATTCACAATGTCGATGACCGTCGTCGTGGCTGGATTGGCTCTTGGGAAACCGAGCCACTCGACTACAACAAACTCGGTCCCGAGCATATTGGGCAGACTGTGATTTATCAAGATCACGGTCGCGCCGAAGCCGGAACAATTTCATCGTGGCGCGCCGGAATCGTGTTCGCCCGATACAGCCAAGGTGACACCGCAGCGGGCGCGAATGCTGCGGACCTCGTTCTTGGCATTCGACCTCTTGATGGGCCGGACCTCACCGCCGGCCGCGCCGCTCTCGCCAGGGAGGCGGAGCATGGCTGACCGGGAACAACTGATCGCACTACTGGCGCGCTGCGAAGCGGCGAGCGGGCCGGATCGCGAGTTGGACACCGACATTTTACGGGCGATCCACGCAGGCCCGCAAGATTGGAGAAATGGTGTTGCGTACTTCACCGCCAGCATCGACGCCGCCCTCGCGCTGTCGATCAAAATGGTCGGCACGCGGAAAGCGCTAGCATTCCTGGGCACCATCGCGAGCGAGCTTCCCAACCACATCAACTCAAGCGAGATGAGCGGCGGTTTACAGTGCTTCATGCTTTGCAAGGCGCTGATGGTCAACGTCCTCCGCGCCCTCATCGCCCAAGACCCGGAGCACACATGACCGGGTTCCAAGCCATTCTCCGCACGGCGCTCGTCTTCGGCGCGCTCGCTGCCGTCGTCCTCGGCCTGGTCTTCGTGGCGCTCGGCCTGTGGGGAATTGTCGGAGTCACGGTAGCTGCTCTTGTCTGGGCGGCATGGGAGCCGCCGGCACGTAGCCACCGGCAGCAGAGGAGAGGGTGATGACGGACAAACGGAATGCGACCGCATCGCCCACGAAGCGGGGCAAGACGAAGAAGGCAACTGATCATGAACGCGGCTTCGCCAGTGGCGTAGCGGTGGCCTGCGGCATCGCTTACGGCACTTTCGGGAGTGAGGTTGCGGTCGAGGAAATCTTGCGTGCTTGTGGCCTCGAAACGCGCGCGAAGATGAGGGCGCTCGGCGTGGACGACTACGACTTGGACATCCTCAAGCCGCTACTCGCCCAAATCAACAGGAGGTGGTGATGCTCGCCCCCATGACGGACAAGAGCGCGGAACAGGCGGCGCGGGAGGCGGTCGCCGCAGCGACAGCGGTAATCCGACAACACGATATCGATTGGGAAACCTTCGACGGCATCACACCTGACTTTGAACCCGCCGATTGGCCGCCGCCGATTCGCGATTTACGAGACGTGATTGCAGCCGCCCTCACATCCTACGCCGACGCCAGAGTGCGGGAGGAACGTGAGGCGTGCGCTGTTCATGTTGAGACGATGCCACAACGGCCTGATCCATTCGATGGCGGTCGACACGACGATGAACAGGTGGCGCGGGAGATCGCGGTCGCGATGTGCGGCGACGATCATCTCGCCTGCACCTATCCCGATTGCGGCTGCAAGAAAATACCGGCGCGAATGCCGGCGGTCATGGCTCTCGTCACCTCCTATGCCGACGCCAGAGGGCGGGAGGGCGCGGAGGCCGAAGGCTGGGCCGTCGTCGAGAACGGCGAGATCAACGTCAAGACTGTCTCGCCAACACGCAGGGCGGCGATCGTCAATTGGCTTGTTGTCGATCACGATGTGATGATAACGCGGCACACGGCTGACCGAACCATTGAAGCCGAGTGGCTTGCTCGCCATCCAGAAGAAACCGACGCCGTGCCGGTTACGATCCGCGCCCGCCCAGTGACGCCATGACCCCGGCAGGCGAGACGGGAGGGGGCGGACATACGCTACGCATGGCGAAGATTGCGCGACGGTACGGCGTCCCTCTCTCTGACTTGAGACATGCCGCCGAGCTTCTATACGAGCACATCGCAGAAGCATTTGAACCCGAGTGGCTAGACCTTCTCGCGCGCATTCTCATCCGGCGGGTTCCGTCGTCCCTCACCCCCGGCAAGGAGGAGTAGATGGGCGTCCATTCATACATCGTGAACGAGAGGCAATTTGCCAAGATCGTGCGTCAGCATGGGGCGGTTGCCCACGGCGTCAACTTCGGATTCATGGCGGTCATTCCGCCAGAGGGAGTTAAGACATATACGCTTGCCCAATGCGAATGGATTGGCAACTACAGCCACAAGACTTGCATCTTCACCACCAAGTTTCCACCGAAACGCGCTACCGACTCGCGCTATCTCGGCCCTGACCGTTTCTGGGAAGGCCGCGCCCTCGCCCGCCCGGATGGAGGGGGAAGGTAAATGCGTCGTATCGAGAACATATTGAACCTTGCTCGCGGCATTATAACCTACGAACTCGCGGACGGACAACGCATAGACCTCGACGCCACCGCCGTACACCGGCATGGCGCCGCAGAATTAATCCGTGCCGCTGGCCTTGGCCATCTACTACCCACGGAACGGATGAAGGTCATCCAGAACGGCCGACACATCGGGACGGTCCCACCTGATTTCAACCCGATAGCGATCAAAAGCCGGTCGTTCTTGTACGACCCGCGACCGGGTGATTTCCAGCGCGATGGCGACACATGGATTGCGAGTCCATCCCTCGGCAACGGCGATCTTGAGGCCATTCCAGGGTTCGCCCCCACCCCCGAGGGTGGGTGAATGGCGGCGGTCTCGCCTCGGCTTCTCACGCGAGCGGAAGCTGCCGCCTACTGCCGGCTGGCGCTTTCCAGCTTTGATGCCTGGGTCATTGCCGGCCGGCTTCCCAAGCCTATCCCCGATACTCACAGATGGGATCGCCGCGCGATCGATTTGGCGCTGGACAAGATCAGCAACCTCACCCCGAACATAGAGCCTTCCGCTTACGAGCGGTGGAAGGCGGGGCGGCATGCGCGTGCATCTTAGGGGCCTTCACTCGGTTCGGAAGGTTCTGGCCGACGGGGCCGTGACGACCTACCGCTATGCTTGGCGGGGCGGACCTCGCGTCGAGGGCGAGCCGGGGACGCCCGCCTTCATGGCGTCTTATGCCGCAGCCGTCGCTTCAGTGAAGATCCCGGTGCAGGGCACGCTCTTCACGCTGATCGCTGAATACCGCGCATCAAGCGACTACCTCGGCTGCCGGCCGGCAACAAGGCGCGACTATGCCCGCTACCTCCGGCTGATCGAAGAGGAATTCGGCGACACGCCGATAGAGGCGCTGACCGACAATCGCATGCGGGGAGACTTCAAGGAGTGGCGGGACGGTATGGCAGCCACACCGCGTTCAGCCGACCTCGCGTGGTCGGTTCTGGCCCGCGTCCTGTCCGTCGCCAAAGACCGCGGGCGCATCGACATGAACCCGTGCGAGCGCGGCGGACGGCTCTACACGGCCGACAGGACCGACGCCATCTGGACGCCAGTCCTTGTCGATCTGGCGCTGGCCCGCTTTCCCAAGCACCTCCGCTGGGCATTGATGCTGGCATTGTGGACCGGCCAGCGGCAAGGCGATCTGCTTCGCCTACCGTGGTCAGCCTATCAGGGAGAGCGCATCCGCCTTCGCCAGTCCAAGACCGGCGCCCGCGTCACTATCCCGGTGGGCCGGACGCTCCGCACCGAGCTTGAACGTATCCCGAGACTCGGGCCGGTCATCCTCACATCGAGCGACGAGACGCCGTGGACCGGCGACGGCTTCCGATCATCATGGGGAAAGGCATGCAAGGCCGCCGGGATCGTTGGCGTGACGTTCCACGATCTTCGAGGGTCGGCAATCACGCGTCTGGCTGAAGCTGGCGCCACGGTTCCCGAGATCGCCGCCATCACCGGCCACGGCCTCGCCGACGTGGCGGAGATATTGGACGCGAACTATCTGAGCCACACGAACGCGCTTGCCGACAGCGGGATCAGGAAGCTTGAGCGGAAGGAAAGCCGAACGAAACCTGTAAACCGCATGTAAACTGGTCTAGGGCCGTAGCCCGGAAACCGTGGTGGGCGATGCAGGGATCGAACCTGCGACCCGCTGATTAAGAGTCGAGTGGCGTTCTCGCAAGATCAATGGCTTCGCTGTAAAATGACTACGAACCGCCCCACCTGATTTCAATGGGTTAGATGGACAATGTAAAATGAAAAAGCGAAGCGATGAGCCGGGCTACGTCTATTTCATGGTGATGTATCGGCCAATGGGCGACGACGAAACCAACGACAGCAGCGGCGACGACTCCGTCTGGATCAAGATAGGATTCTCAACATCGCCGACTGCGCGTCTTAGCAATCTGCGGACGGCAATCCCCTTTGAAATAGAGATCGAAGAGACCTTTCCCGGCACGGAGGCTGAGGAGCGCGCCCTCCACAAACGTTTTGCAAAGCATCGCATCAAGCGAGAATGGTTCCGCTTCGATGAAGAAATCGGTGAGTTTCTAGATGATCTTCGAGATGCGGAAATTCTGCTGAAGATGAAGCATGGCGATGACTATGAGCCATCGTTGAGCGAATGCCTTGCCGTCGAGAATCCCGGAAAGACATTTAACGACATTTTCTGTCGCGGCGATGCAACCATGCTTCCCGTAGAGCCGCCTTCCCCTAACGAGGATCACCAGCATGGCTGACCAAGAAGAACTGACGCTGACGGAGATCGCGAAACGTGGCTACGCCATTTGGCGCGGAACGCATCGCCGCAACACGCCGACTCCGCAGCATTGGGATGATCTTGCGCCTTCAGAACGCGAGTCCTATGCGGCCGTCGTCGCATTTGCAGTCACCTATACCCGCGATGCAATTGCTGAAGCCTCCTGATGCCCTCCCCGTTCAGGTTCGCGCACGTCTACATCGGCATAGGCGTGGCGGTGATGGTAGGATTCGGAATAGGCCGGTTGGCGGGATGGTGGTGAGATGAGCGAGATCAATCGATGATAACAAATTCGAATCCAGCATGGCGCGCGTCTGTGCGATCAATGCGGCTGCTTTGTCCCCTTGGGGTAATTGCTGCGGCGGCGGTCGGCTATCTCGACTGGTCCTACGAACGCTATGAACTGATGGCCGTCGCCGCTTTTTGCGGCGGTGTCTCGACTATGCTCACTTGGATTCAATGGCGTTGGTTTTCAATCTAACAAAGGAGAGAGTCATGCTTTCAACACTTCTTCGGCGCTCACCAAAAGTCGAAGCCCTTGACCTGATAAAGCGCGAGCGGCCGGACATTTCGTCTGATCGCACAGCGCTGGCACCGGAGCCGCGCCAAGAGCAAAGTCTTCTGGAGGAATATGCTCGGTTAAGCTCATCGCTCGGCTTGGAAAACCCACACATCAACGCTGATCTGATGGTGGAAAAATTCAAGAACTTTCTGCGGCAGAAAGATTGGGCGATCTTTTCACTACCAACCGTCGTCGCCTACATGAACAAGAAGTCCGCTGACGAAAGCATGGCGAAGGCTGGATGGCATTGGCGGCCGTTGCGGATCAAGGATGACATCAAGAACGTCAGATTCGGCACTCAGGCTCGCAAATGGGGCCACCAAGAAAACGAAATGCAGCCAGCCTCTGATTATTATTGTGGCCCTCACGCGGAACAAGGGCACCAATGGTCAAATAGCCGACAAAACCACGAAGCGGTGACTCTCCACGTCCCTTCAAGCGGCAGTCCCTACGACAAACTCATTCCGATACACGCGCTTCGCAAGGTTGCGGAGACTGAAAAGGAATACGCCGACCCCGTAGCGTTTTTCGTCTGCGATTACGCACCAGCGCCGCACATCGAGCATCCCGATCCATTTCTGATGGCCGTCGTGAACAATGCTCGTCTTGCGCAGGGCGTCGGGCGCTTCATCATCGACTTTTGGGACGAGCCCGGCTTTGGCATCGAGCAGATGATGAAATAGAGCTGCTGAAACGCAAAAATCCCGGCCGCCCCGCGCGAAGCGGAACAGCCGGGCCAAGGTTCATCTGGAACAAGCTGAGGGTCAGGTTTACGTAGTACCTCGCATCTACGTTGGACGGAAGCCGGATGGCTCCGCCCCTTCCCGAGGGAAGATCAGAAAATGGAGATGGACGTGAGCGCAAATATCTACTTCGAGCCAATTGATCCACATCCACGGGCTATCGGCACCTTTGCACCATCGTCGTTTCAGGAAGCGATGCGCAAAGCCGGTTTCGAATTGCCCTGCGTCCTTGACGCGAGCGCCGTGCCCGTCCTTTCAGGTATGGCCGCAACTTTTGGCTCTAACTCGCCAAATCCCTACGAAGAAATTATTGAAGCAATTGAGACACACGGTAAAATACGGCTGTGGGCTGAATACTAACGTAATCCGGCTGGGATCAGGTAGTTCGCGCCGCGCACATCATCGAAGCGCTGCGGTTTCAGGTTCGGTTCAACCGGCGCGACAACTGGCGGCACTGCCACCGCCCATCCCTTGCCACCGCCGATCAGGCACATCGTATCAGTGTTCGGATGTGCCCACAGCGACCAGTCGCCCGCCACCGGGTTGACCGTGATGCTCATCGCGTTCCCGGTCAGGGTTTGCGCGGTGAAGGCGGGCAACTCGCCGAATTGGGCTTTGGCCTTGTCCAATGCGATCTGCCTTGGAAAACAGTCGCCCATAGCCGCCTGAGCGGCAACCGGCATAAACACGGCAAGCGCGATGATGGCGATTTGGTTCATGGCGATGTCCTGTCTCTCGCGGCCAGCTTTTCCAGAAGGTCGAGAAGCTGCATGTTCAGCGCCTTCAGCGAGGACAGATCGCTCTCCGCGCGGTTCTGCGATTGGGATTGCGCGGCGAGCCTGTCCTGAACGGCCTTGAGCTGTTCTTCCAGCGTCATGATCCGGTCGTTGACCGTCTGCTTGATGAACGTCTCGGCATAGGGCTTCACGATGAAGCCGCCCAACGTCAGGAAGAACCCGGCTAGGATCAGCACGTCGCGGAATTTCTTGGCGAGATCGAGGATGGTGGTCATGGGGTTGCTCTCTGTAACAAATCGTCCAGCTTATTTTCGATCCGATCAAGACGGGCCGTGACCTCGGCGCGTAGCGCCCTGCTATCCGCCTCGGTCCGCACCAATCGCTCAATCAGCGCCGGTCGACCGACGAGCGACGTTTCGATGTTCGTCACGCGCCCGTCCATCTTCGCGATCCATGTGGATGTCACGAAGATGAGCAGCCCGCTTTGAAACAGGATTGTCACGATGAGACCGAGTGCGCTCAGCAACAGGCGACGGTCGGTGAACCAGCGATCGGTCATGTAATCTCAATTCCTCATGATCTCTGCGAAGCGATATTTGATCCATCGCCGGGCAAGGGCGATGTTGCCGAAGTAGTGGACGGCCCAAGCCCACACGACGACTGCGACGAAGATGGCGCACGTCCCGAATACGGCTTCGATCATCGGATGCGTCGGTTCGGGATGAACGACAAGCTCGGCTGGCGAGACGCACACCGTCGATGTCACCTGTACCGGATCGTAGAACGCCGCGAGCGGATCAGGACCAAGCGCCGGCACCTCGGCTTCCGGTTCGGGGATGACGAGGTAGTCGGTCACGGGCTATTTCTTGGTCTGTGGCTTACGGCGGATTTGCGCTGTTGAGCGTTCGTTGCGCCGAGCGCGAAACTGGATTGCAAATTTCTTCGGAGCGACACGTACCGTTATCAGTCGCGATCCGCGCTTCCTCATCTCGACGATTTGAAACTCGAAATCATGAGACAAGCCGCAATCACAACAGATCAACCGATGTTGCAGATGCGCCGACTTGGGGCCGCTCCACAACCGCTGGCGTGGATC